CCCTCGTTTATTTATTATGGCTATAATAAACGGCACGGACAGACTCCATGAGCCATACAACTCACCCATTGTGGGTGAACTTGACTCGGTGGAAAAGATTATTACCACCATGGGTATATGGGCTAGAGGTTTTAACCTTAATATAGATCATATATCCCCTGTTTGTCGGACATTTAATTCATTTAAAGATTTGACCACATCAATTAAAGAATGGTCAAATTATTTAATGAATTGTCTCGTCAGTAACAAGGTCATACGACCGAGTATTAAAAAGCCTTTTAATAGAAATCTTTATGATTATCTAAGAAGGGCTTGTTATAACCCATCAAATACTCAAAGGTGTATGATCATTAGTCTCTTGATGGTGAAGAAGGGTTTCCCGGAAGCTCCTAAGTGTTTAGTTGATGAAACACTAAAGGATCATCAGGAACTGCTGTCAAGCCCTTCAGAGAGAACTGATGAGAAAACGGTAGATGATATTTTGGAAATAGTTGATAAATTATTTCCATATGGCTGGGATCTGAATAAAGGAATATGTGGACCACTACCAACAAAAGCTGTTTATGAAGGTGGTGTTGCAACACAATATGTTTTTCCTGAAGAGGCTTGTAGTTTGATCCAACAAGCTAAGCTTACATATGATCGTTTTTTACATATGAGAAAGCACTTCAAGGTTAAAGCTGTTGCAGTCCAACAACCTGGAAAAATTCGCGTGATAACCAAGTCTGAATATAGCCTCAAGTGTCTTATGCCATTACAGAATGCTTTAATGGATCAATTAAGAAATAATCCTTCATTCTGTCTCACAAGAAAAGAATGTGAAGAAAACGACTTCGATATCTTTTTAGAAGAGAAAGGCGCTTTTGTTTCGGGAGACTATAAATCCGCCACTGATAATTTAAATCTTGATTTGCAATATTATATTATGCAAAGGATTTTATTTAACAGTGTGACTCCTTGGGTTAAGAGTCTTTGGATGGTTGCTTTACGCGAAGTATCATCACATAAGATTGAATATGAGAAACTTCAATCAATAGATCAAGTTCGTGGACAATTAATGGGTAGTTTATTATCTTTCCCATTACTTTGTATAATTAATTATTCAATTTTCCACATACTTTTTCCAAATAAAAAGGTTCTCATTAATGGTGATGATATTTTATTCAGAGCATCCCAGCAAGAATATGATTTGTGGAAAGTTAAAGTCTTATCAGTTGGATTACAATTATCCATTGGTAAGAATTATTTCTCAAATGAGATTTTCACAATCAATTCTAAATTCTACCGTTGGCAAGATCGTGCTAACGAGATTGGTTATTTACATTTAGGCCATCTCTTAGGTCCGATGTCCGGCGACTCTTACAGGAGAATTCCTCAACGGTTCCAAGGCATGTATAAAAGATACTGTCAGAAACCGTTTGAAAATTTGAGGGATTTACTTGAACCAACATGTTTTGGTGGTTTAGGCGGTCTTACATTAGATGAATATAATAAGACCGTTCCTGTGAGGCGTCCATCTGCATTGGCTATACATCACCAAATGAAAACTCAAGAGGTAATAAAACTTGGTTCTCTTGCGGGTGATGTTTTGGATTTTATGTCATTTAAATTTATGACATGGATATATCCATCATGCAGACGTGAGGATATTCCTCAACGTACGAGAATTAGAACTAAGGGCAAATTAGGTCCCTTGTATGAACCTCGTATGATTGAACGTACAGGAAATTTTATGACCTTTATTGGTTATTAGAGTCAAGTAAGTGGCCGTGACGGGTTAACCATTCCCGGGG